AAAGAAAACTCATCGGAACGATCCTGGCGCTCAGGCAGCAGGTCGAGGAACTGTCCAAGGACCGCACCAAGCGCTCCGAGGCGGAAACCGCTCAAGCCGAGCTGGACGCTACCGAGCGTATGGCGGAGCAGGAGCAGCACCTGGCAGAGCAGCACCCGGACTGGAACGATGTCGTGAAGACCGAGGATTTTGCGAAATGGGCGATCGTCCAGCCTCGCATGGTCCAGGAGGCGCTTCAACGAAATGGCGACGGTATCGTCGACGGAGCGGAAGCAGCGAAGATCCTTTCCGACTTCAAGTTGGAAACAGGTCGGGCAGCAGCCGATCCTATCGCAGCCAAGCGCGCCCGCCAGCTTGACGGCAGCCGCGCGATCCCAGCCCGCAGCGGCGTTACGCCAAGCGGAGACGGTCGCGGGGGCACTTTCAGCGACGAGTGGAAGCGGTTGGAAGCACAGGAACGCCGCGAGGCACAACGCAGATAGGCCGGGGGTGATCCCCTCGGCGACAGTCAAGGGGAACTCCAATGGGTAACACCACCACTTACGGCGACATCGGGCAGCGCACCGCCGCTTACGCTTCGCGCGAAATGCTCAAGCACGCCGAACCCGTGCTCATCCTTTCCAAGATGGGCATGTCCAAGCCGGTGCCGAAGAACACCGCGGAGCAGGTCAAGTTCCGCCGTCCGATTCCGTTCACCGTCTCGACCGTTCCTCTCGCGGAAGGCGTTACGCCGACCCCGCAGAAGATCAGCTACGAAGATGTCAGCGTCACTCTCAAGCAGTATGGCGCCGTCGTCGAAATCTCCGACTGGGTGATGGACACGTCCGAAGACCCCGTCCTTCGCGATGCCACCATGCTGATCGGCGAGCAGGCCGGTGCGACCGCCGAGCAGATCGTCTACAATGCGGTCAAGGGCGGCACCAACGTCGTCTACGCCAACGGCTCGGCCCGCAATGCGGTCAACACCGCCATCACGCTGAACAAGCAGCGTGCGGTGACGCGGACCCTTGCCGCCCAGAAGGCGCGCAAGATCAGCCGCATCATCGACTCGACGCCCGACTTCAACACCACGCCGATCGAGGCCGCCTACATCGCGGTCGCGCACACGGACATGGAATCGGACATCCGCAACCTGGCCGGGTTCATCCCGACCGCGGAGTACGGCGCCAAGCGGCTTATCTCCGAGCACGAAATCGGCTCGGTCGAGAACGTCCGCTACGTCCTGTCGCCGGATCTCGACTCGTTCGCCGACGCGGGCGGCGCGAAAGGCTCGATGGTTTCGACCACCGGCACCAGCGCCGACGTTTATCCGGTGCTCTACTTCGGCATGGAGGCGTTCGCCGTCGTGCCGTTGAAGGGCGAGAACGCGATGACGCCGATCGTCACCAACCCGAAGCCGTCCAAGTCCGACCCGCTCGGTCAGCGCGGCTACGTCGGTTACAAGTTCGCCTTCGCCGCGGTCATCCTCAACGAGCTTTGGATGGCGCGCCTCGAAGTCGCCGTGACCGCACTGTAATGGAACGGGGGGTCTGAAACGGCCCCCTTTTCTATGGATTTTCAGGGAGATACGAAATGTTCAATACCGTTTATGGCAGCCAGGACGGCACCGGGGCCTCGATCGACATCGAGCTTGGTTTCGTTCCCAGCCACGTCAAGGTGGTCAACATCGAATCGGCGACCGTCGAAGAACTCGAATGGTACACCGGCATGGCGGACGCCTCGGCGATCAAGACCGTCACCGGCACCGTCGCGCGGACCAAGATCACCACGCTCGGCATCACGCCGCTTTCCTCGACGTTCCTCGGCTTCCGCATCGGCGCCGACACCGATGTCAACGTCGCGGGCGAAACCCTGATCTGGGAAGCTACTCGCTCGGGCCTCGGTTCGGGCGGCTAAGGGGGCGGGCGGGGCTTCGGCCTCGCCCGTTAATTCATCCGAAGGCAGGTTCAACACCCCCCACGAATAGGAGGCCAGCATGGCGAAGAACACGATCATCCGCATCAAGTCCGATCTGCGCAACGGCACCACGCCGCTCATCATCAACGGGAAGAAAAAGTCGCTCCCGCACAACGAGGACGTGACCGTCACCGCGGACGAACTCGACGCGCTGCTCAATTCCAACGTCCGTTACGAGACAGTCGGCACGACCTCGTCGAAGCCGACTCTGGACGCCGAGGAAGGACCGGGGGGTTCCGCCTCGGCGTCCTACAACCCTGTCGCCGACCAGAAGCGCGGCGGGGATGCCCTGCGCAAGCCTGCGCCGGAAGCGGGCCTGTCGGTCGTCACGAAGGGGCCTGAGATCAATCAGGAGCCGGGCGGCGACAATCTCACGCACGAAGCCGTGATCCACGGTGCGCCCGCCGACACCCGCGACGAGGATGCGTTGCAGGACGCGCGCGACGCGGCCCAGGCGGCTGCGGACGGCACGACCAAGCCTGCGGTCATCCTGACCAACGACGATCCCGACCAGACCGGCAAGACCGCTCGCGAGGCGTCCGAGAACTCCAAGGCCCCGGCGAACGCTGGCGTCAAGGAGCCGGTCGAGAAGCCTTCGGTCAAGACGCCGACCCGGAAGCGGGCGACGACCTCGGCGAAGAAGCCGACCAAGTAATCGAACAGGCGGGGGCTTCGGCTCCCGCCATTTCAAGGGGCAATTATCATGGCTATCAAGATGCAGCAGCTTCCCATCGTGGACGCTACGGACCAGCAGATCCGCGATTTCTGCGACGCGCAGCAGATCGAACTCGACGCAACCAGCCGCAGCGAAATGCTCGCGGTCCTGTCGTCGGTCTGGGAGCACGATTACATCCTCATGGCGGTCGGCGAATATGACGGCCAGAACGATCAGGTCCAGACGCCCGAGCCGATCGCGCAGACGACCATCACGGGCGGCGTCGGCTCGAACGATCCCAAGGTGCTCATCCGCATCGGCAAGACCGAGATGCCGGGCGGCAAGGATCCGGTCCCGGTCGGCGTCAATGGCCGCACTGTGGTCATCCAGCGCGACATGAACGTCGAACTGCCGTACCGCTTCTATCTCGCGCTCCAGAACGCCGTGCGCGAGACGGTCGACCAGAACTCGCAGACGGGCGACATCACCACGTCGGCGGTGTCGAACTACCCGATGCAGACGCTTCGGCTGCCGCCGCAGGACGAGATCGACGCATGGCATGAAAGCACGCGCGACGTGCTGATGCCCGCCTGATGTCGACCTTCCTCGAACTGTGCGCGAAACTGACGACGCGGAGCGGTGCCATCGGCACCGCTCCCACGTCCGTCGTGTCGCAGACGGGGCGCCAGGCCAAGTGCGTCGACTGGATCATGAATGCGTGGGAACTGATCCAGAACCTCAACCCCGACTGGACCTTCCTGCGCGAAGATTTCACGTCGGCGCTCACGATCAACACCACGACCTACACCGATTCCGCGTTCGGGATCACTCGCTTCGGCGAATGGCTGGGCGACCGCGATCGCTACCGGCCCTTCACGATCTATGACCCTGCGATCGGCGTCGCCGACGAGGGCGAGATCGAGGAAATATCATGGGAGCTTTGGCGCACGCGCTACGACCGCGGCGTGCAGGACGCCAAGCGCCCGACCGAATATACCCGCGCCCCGGACAAGACGTTCCGCGTCGGCGCGAAGCCCGACAAGGCTTATGTCGTTCGCGGTGAGTACCGCAAGACGCCCCAGGTGCTTGCCGCGAACACCGACGAGCCTGACATGCCCGCGCGCTTCCACGACATCATCGTCTGGCGCGCGATCATGCTGATCGCCGAGCACGACGAGGCGGTCAACGCGCTCCAGCTCGCGCAGTCCAAATACGCCGAGATGATGGCGGAGATGCAGCGCGACCTGCTGCCGCATTTCCATATCGGCGGAAGCGGGCCGCTGGCGTGACCCAGCAACCGCCCTTCTATCCGCTGGGCGGGGGCCTCGATCTCATCACTCCCGCGATCTCGCTCAAGGGCGGGTCGGCGATTGCCGCATCCAATTACGAGCCGATCTTCGGCGGCTATCGTCGGCTGACCGGGTACGAGCGGTTCGACGGCCAGCTTTCCCCGACCGACACGGCTGGGTTCTGGCGGGTTTCTTTTGTGGGAGGCACTGGCGCAATCAACGCCGGTGACCTGATCGTCGGCGACAGCAATGGCGCGCTGGCGATCGCGAAGTCGAACGCGGTCGTGACCAGTGGCTCCTATGGGGCGTTCAACGCGGCTGGCT